TAGAAACTGGTATTGTAGATATTATAGCGCAAGGTGTAGAGAAGAGTTATTGGCAATATATGGAATAATTATGCGTTTATTTTTTTTACTTTTATCGTTAGGGCTGGCAGCAGATGATGAAATCTTTGTAGAGCAAACAGGTTCAAACGCCACTATCAAACTAGAACAGCTTGGTAGTAGCAACTTGATTGGTGGTACAAGTGCTGTATCAGGAACTATGACCGCTCTAGATTTAGACGGGACCGCTATGACTTTGACTATCAACCAAATTGGTAGTAGCAACATATTTAGATCTGATGGAATAAATTCAGATAATGTTACTGGTTACTTTGACTTCCAAGGTGATTCTAATGTTTTAGATATTCTTTTAAATAGTAATGGTGCTTACACAGCAGACTATGCAAACATGAATGTACAGGTAACAGGCGGTAGCAACATTTTTGATATAGAGATAGCAGAGAGCTCTAATGCAGATTACCTTGATTTAGACTGGATTATTGACGGAGATAGTAACGAGTTTGCTTTTGATATTGATTATGAAAATGCCACAAACTACATTGATATATTTGGTGACAGTAATGATTTAACTTTTACTGGTAGTGGTTATGCTGGACTTACTTCAAGCGATAGTGCTTACTTTTATTTAGATTTAGACGGAAGTTCAAACACTTTCACAATCACTCAATCATCTACACTTGCTAGAGATTGGTTAAAGATTACAACTAATGGTTCGAATAGCACTTTTTGTATTGTGCAGTCAGACGGTTCTTCTGCAACTACATGCTGATGCAATTGGCGATATAACAGAACTTAGAGGATATGGACAAGTCGTAAGAGACGAACCATATCCTGCTGAGTTAGACCTTGATCTATATTCATATGATGATGTACAGACCAGAGCAGGTCGTATAGGTATCACATTTTTAGACAGCTCAACCGTAAGACTAACTGAGCATTCCTCTTTAGTAATAGACGAGTATATCTATGATCCTAACCCTGATAAAAGTCGTATGGCCCTCAATTTTGCTAGTGGCACAATACGTTTCATCTCTGGCAATCTAAATAAAAGCAACATCTCTCTTAAAACACCAACAGCAGATATAGCCGTAAGGGGTACAGATTTTACATGTACAGTAGATGAAACAGGTAGATCACTTATTATTCTTTTGCCTGACGAGTTTGGTGATCCAAGTGGAGAGATTGTAGTTTCAACAGCTATGGGTGAGGTTATACTGAACCAACCATATCAAGCAACTACAACTAGCGTATATGAACAAACACCATCAAAACCAGTCACTCTAGATATAGATTTACAGTTTATAGATAATATGCTGATTGTCAGCCCACCTAAAGAAGAAAGTGTTTTAGCTGAAGAAACTACAACAAATAAAGCTGATTACTTAGATTTTACAGATTTGGATGTGGATTTTTTAGAAGAAGATTTACTGGAAGAGGATCCTAACTTTGAATTTACTGAATTAGATATTGATTATTTGGCTGGCAATTTTTTAGAAGATCTGCTCGATATACTAGATATATTAGAAGAAGAGAATCAAACTGAATTATTAAATGCTGTAGCAGGCGTGGATATACAAGGAACTAAGATAGGCCAAGATCTTGAAACTAATATTACAACTATAATTGATGGTGATACTATTAAATTAATAAGACAAATAACACAAAATAGTCAACTATCTTTAAATGCGGATCAATCGTATACAGTTGTATTTACACAAGATGGTGTAACAAGAACCGTTAAAATAAATGGTGGTACAAATTCATCTATTACAATCATACAGGCGTCAGGATGAAAAAACTTTTTTTATTACTAGCATTACTTGTAACACCATTACTAATGCAAGTAACACCACTTGAAATACTCAAACTTAAAACTTTTGATTACTTAGTGCCTACATATCAACCGTCAGGTAATTTTGTTGTGTTAGACATTACCGAAGATGAAGTAAGTGCAGAAGGAGGTTGGCCTTTTCCTAGACAAAGACTAGCCGAGATACATAATGACATTTTACAAAAAGGTGCTCTTGGGGTAGGATGGGTATTGAGCTTTGTTGATAAAGACAGGTTCGGTGGCGACTCTGAATATATTCTCGCAGTTAGTCAAAGTTCATCCTCGATAGTTGCCACCTTTTCTTTTGACAATAAGAAATACCCACAACCTACAGGTACGGTGATACTAGGGCCAGACGTTCAGGGTATTGAGTTGCCCGGACATTTACCAAATATAGATGGTGTATCAGGCAGGGTCTTAGAGGGTGTAGTATCAGCACCAGTAGATGTAGATAACCTAGTTAGAAGACTACCATTACTATATGAAATACCAGATGGTTGGGTACCTAGCTTCGGCACACAAGTTTTAAAAGCTTTGACAGGATCTGATTCCTACATAATCAAAACAAATGATTATGGTATAGAAGAGGTAAGGGTCAGAGGAATCCCAGCAGTACCTACGGACAGTTTAGGACGAAAGTGGATAAGTTGGGTTGAGACACCAACAACGACTTTATCTGAAATGGACGTTGCTGGTAAGTTTGTTTTCGTAGGCGTTACAGCTAAAGGTATATTTCCTCAATTGGCAACTCCGGTCGGTTTGTTAGAACCACACAAAATTCAAGCAGCATTATCAGAGTCAATATTGATTCAAGATAGTCCTAGAATACCAGATTGGCATGTAGGTGCAGAATTTTTATTTTTAGTATTTTTTGTCTCTGTAGTTTGGCTTGTAACGCAATATCTAGGAATTTGGAATGGTTTGATATGCTTTTTTATCATCTTTGGCTCTACGGGCGTGTTAGGAGCTCAGATGGCAACAAGGGGTATTTTGTTAGATTTTTCATACAATTTGCTAGCACAATTCATTACTGGAGCCGTATCTTTCTATTTGAACTACCAAAAACAATATAAATTACGACAACAAATTAAAAAACAATTCGAACATTATTTAGATCCTAGACAAGTAAAAAGATTACAAGATAATCCTGACCTATTAAAGTTAGGTGGAGAGAAAAGATATTGCACATATCTATTTACAGATGTCAGAGGTTTTACTTCTTTGTCGGAAAAACTAGAACCAGAAGAGGTTACTGACATCATGAACAAAGCTTTGACTATTCAAGCTAATGCAGTACAACGTAACGGGGGTATGGTCGATAAATATATAGGTGATGCTATGATGGCAATCTTTAATGCGCCTATGGATTTAATGCATCATGAAGAGATAGCAGTCAAGACAGGGATTCAAATAAGAGACGAAATAAAAGCAGCAGAGTTAGGTATTGATATTGGTATTGGGATAAATTCAGGGCCAGCTGTTGTAGGTAATATGGGGTCAGATTCACGATTCGACTATAGTGCCATAGGTGATGCTGTAAATACAGCAGCTAGGTTAGAAAGTGCTACCAAAGATCGTAAAGTTGATATATTGATTGGTAAATCTACAGAAGATTTAAGCGGTTATCATTTGAAAAAGTTGGAACCAATAGCCGTAAAGGGCAAGTCTAAACCTTTAGAAATCTATACTATATAATTGGTTTGAAGCCTAGCTCTTGTTCTCTTTCTAAAACACTTTTCTCAGTAGTGCCTGGTAAAGGATTTTGTATTACTGCGACTGGAGCGATATCAGGCAAATCTATATTAGAAGTTCTTCTTGTTCTTTGTTCTAAGTCTTTGATAATTTCTTGTATACTGTTTTGTGTTTCTTGGTCTATCTGCACCTGTTCAGCTTGCTCTTTTAATTCTGATTCTAGTTCTTCTCCTGTTCTAGCAACAGTTCTTGATAGTTCTTGAATACCACCAATTCTGAACATTCTTTCAAATACTTCGATTAGTTGAACCGCAGCAGATTTATCGGTACGAGCCATTCTAGCTAAAAACCAAGGGCTTTGAAATGCAGCTCGTAAAATAGCCATGCCTCCTATGGTTGGCCATAGTGCAGGGTTAAAAGAATTGATAGCTATTGCTGCGGCTACTAGTGTCCCTGGTGAACCACCTCGTCCAACTTCTCCCCTTGTGTTTATATCAATATTTCTCGCTAGGTTCTTTAAACCTCTTGTGACTTCAGGGCCAAACATAGCTTCGAGAGTTTCATCACCATACGAACGTAAAATATTTTGAAATTTTTGTGCTTGGAATATTTTTGTTATATCACCTTTAATAGTTAGACCATCAAAATCTATAGCCCTGCTCAACATTTTATTCATAGCGTTATTTTGTATTTCTGTAAAAGTTTCTTCACCAACTGTTTCTCTGACTATCCTAATATTAGAGGCTCCTTGTGGTGTGAATATTTTGTTGACAACTTCTTCTGTTGTGGCTTCAGGCAATTTAGAAATAATTAAATTACCTTCTAAAGCTTGTGTAGCTGCTTTAGCTTTTGATAGCTTCTCTAGTTCTGCTATGAATTCTGCACCACTTGTTTTGGTATTAAGACCATCTCCTTGATTCTTAAAAACGTCTGTAAGTTCATCTATTTCTTTAGCTTTAATATTTGGTTTTAATCTGTTTATTTGACCTAAAGCAAAATTAAATTGATCTGCTTTAATATCATCAATACCTAATAGTGCTTGTAATTTACCTCTATCAGATCCAGGTGCATCAAATCTTGAAAAAAAGCTAGCAAATTTAGCAAAATCTATAGTGTCTGTGGCTGGGTCAAAAGATTCTTTCCATGCGTCTGACATTAATTTTTGTTTTAAAGAATTTCTTAGTTGACCTACTTTGTCTGATGGTTGTTCTAAAACTTCTTTTACATAATTATCATAATCTTTTACAGATTTGAATATATCGTTAAGATCATCTGATGTTCCTTTTCTAACAGCTGCTTTGTATACTTGGTTTGCATTAAATGCACCTTTCTTGCCTTCCTTGGTAATTTTATACAACAAACCACTATCAAATGCTTCTAAAACATCCCTACTATATTGATTTGCTTTTCTGAGGTATGTGGCTCCCTCTTTAACTAAGTCTGCATCAACTTCTGTCATACCAGCCATTTTAAGTCTATTACCAATTTTTGGATCTGCTAAATCTTTTAAAATACCCTCATATAGATCGATCATCTCTCGGGCTAGAGTACGAGCATCTGAGCCTTCTAGATATTGACTTGCTTCTTCTTTAATTTTTGACACAAAATTTCTCAAAG